TTTGAGTTCTTGATCTAATTTCTTTGATTTCAAATGCAGAAACATTTGCTAATGACTTCTTAATGGCACTAGACATCTTTCTAGATATGCCTTTAATTTCGTTTGCTATTTGGATTGTATTGCTAGTAATTTTTACTTCAGCAACCATTATTTACATAAACATTGACCATCACAAGGACACATATCTACCTCACTAACCTCAAATGATGGATTGGCTCTTTCTCACTATTAGATACTGTACTATCACCATCTTCATCATATTCTACACCATCTCTTAGAATAGCTTGAAACTCAGTTGCATAACTTGCTCTATAAAAATCTATTTGTACTTGAAATGCATCATTATCACCTTCTGGTGTTTTCCATTTAGTAAGTTGTGGCATGATATATTCTGCTAATGCTTTGTAGACTACGCACCTTTTCCATTGTGCATCTGTTAATTTAGAGTTTACTAACTCTAATGATGTGATCTTTGTAATGTCTTTGTATCTGACTGTATGTCTATATCTCTCCCACCATTCCTCACGGATCTGTCTGATGACATCATCTTCTGCGAATTGTAGTTGAGTATCAAAATCTGTAATACCGAATGAAGCAATATCTGGTTGGTATTTTTGAACTTCTGCTAGGTTTACACCAAAATCTGTTGTTGCCATTATTTATCTTTCTTTTTCTTTGGTTTTTCTACCTTATCAACTTTGGGTTTATCTTCAACAGGTTTCCACCCTCTTAATTCCCAAATATTTTTATTCTTTTCATAATCTGTTAGTGGTCTATCAATAATTTTTTTTCCATTGGTAAGTTTCATAATATTCCTTTCTGAACAGGTGGGGAATTAACCCCACCCATAAAAGTATTATTATTGGATTGATGAGTCAGCGATAACTTCAATACCATATGAGTCATGTAGTTCACCAACACCATATACTGCTGTTGCCACAATCTCATCTGCTCTTAAAGAAGCATCTCTTTGTGTTTCAATCTTAATGTCCTGCATCATAGCAAGAGCAAGTGCATCTTTGTGGAACATTCCACCTTTGTAATCACCTGCTGTGCCTGTGTTTGACATGTTGCCTGTTTCAAAGATTTTGATACCTGCGATTTGACCAATAAAGCCATTTCTTAATGCTTCATTTGATAAGTCATGGTCTAAACCTGCAAAAGTATTTGTAAGACCAGATTTGAGGTCATACGCTACCTTTGGGTGTACCACAAGATATGTTTCATTAACAGGTAATCCTGCTGCTCTTAGTGTTGAAGCTGCATTAAATACAGTTGCAGGAGTTAATGCTGCACTATCTGTACCTGCTGCTGTGCTAAAGCCATCAAATAGAGCAATTAAGTCTTGATCCATTTTCTTAGCGATTGCTTCACCAAAAAGTCTACCAATATCTGCTGCTACATTTCTTGGTGCAGAGTTTCTTGCTAGGTCTGTTAATGTTGTCATTACACCAACTTCTGAAGCTGTAATAGTTACAGAACTTGGATTGATTGCTGTGTTTGATAAATCTGCTGCTTCACTTACTGCTGCGGCTGCTACTGCTGCATAAATAGGAACTTCAACTGACTTACCACCACCTGCTATTGCGTAGTTCTTCACAAGGTTTTTCATTATAGATTTCTCTTGAATAACGAATTGTGCTTCAGCTACGATTTCAGTATACAGTTCGGAAACTGTACTTGAGGTTGTTTCATTAGCCATAGTTATATCCTTTCATAGATATTATTTATTTAAATTAACAATCGTGCTTACACTATCTCTTTGCTTTCTATGTTCAGCATAGAGTTTCCTGTCAGCAGGATTATTCATGTCTAGTTCCGAAATGTTTAGAGTCTTATTCGTTTCTGACTTACCCACATTACTAACACTTCCACTCCCAGAAGGAGTTGCTGCTTGAAAGTGTGCGTTCTGTGTTAAAAACTCTTGTACTGCTTCATCAACAGTAAGTAGTTCACCCTTTGAGTTATATCTTGGAGTTTTATCTTTATCAAGTATTTCTACACGACCATCTGAATTTAAATGAACATTATCCTTTAAAAGTTCTTTAATCTGGTCTGGGTTGATTGCATTGTTTTTAGAAGCAGAGTTAATTAATTGTTTATCAATTCTTTCATTCTTTAGTTCTTGCTCTAGCTTTGTAACCTTTTCTGTAAATTCTTGTGATTTCTTTTTAATCACTTCATCAAACTTACCTCTCTCTAATGCAAGTTCTTCTTCTTTCCTTGCCTTCTCAGCAATAGCAGACTTTGCATCATCAAGGCTTTCAATACCTAAATCTTTCATTATGGATAGCTTTTGTCTTGCTAACCTCTCTTGTACTATTTTATCTATATCAGCTTGTTTGGGTTGAGATTGATCTTTAGTTTCTTGTACTACTTCCTCTTGTTTAGTTTCTTCCTGTATTGTTTCCGTTTTGTTCTCGTCAGACATAATAAAATTCTCCTTATTATGTTAGATGTATAAAATAATTATAGATTATTCAACAAATTTATCCCAATCATCATCAAAGAGAATAAAGCTATGTCTACATCTATATCCTCCTCTGTTGATAAATGGATCTGTTCCAGACTTACCTCTCCAAGTACTTTGCCATGTAGATCTTGCTTCTTCTTCAGTAAAAACTCTATTTAAGTTCCTTCTACAAAAATCTCTAGTAGTAGTGATATTAGTTCCTACATATTGAAATTTAGTAATCCCTGCTTCTTTACCTTTGTATATTGTAAACTGACCATCAAATTGCATTAAGCTGTCATGTGCTATTTGACTCGCAAATCTTCGCATATTATTTCCCAATATATCTGAGGCATATTTAGTATGGAGTATCTCTCTAGCATTCTTAACTCTTGCAATAATCTCTGCGTTATCTGAATATCTATTTTTAGATATATAATCAGTTAATCTGTTTATAGCTGTTTCATTTGATCTCTGGTAAACACCATTGATTTGACCTCTGATATTTTTAACCATTTCATTAAATGGTCTACCTGTTACACTTGATTGATAAACTTCATTAGCAATAGTATCTAGAAATCTATTACCCATATCTTCAAACCCAGAAAAGGATAAGAACTTTAGATCATTAATTACTTTGAGGTCTGGTTTAGTAAGTGTTTTAAATTTATCTGGAATGGGTAGGGGTTTAATAAATCTCTGATATTCTTTTACTATCTCATCATATTCAGAAACAATACTATCAGCTTCTTTAAGAAAGTTTTGTTCTATGAGTCTTTTAAGATTTGGTCTTAGTTGAATTGCAAGTTGTGTTGTGAGTTTGACTCCACCAGATGATAATTTAGTTAGTTCAGCTATTATATCATCTTCTAGTTTTTTTAATGTTCCAAGTAATCTTTCTTCATGGCTATCTATTAATTTATTTAAGATGCCTTGTTTCTTATTAGCGAATTGTTTGAAACTGTCTTTGAATGCGTCTGCCATTCCACTTTGTATATAATGAAATGGCAGAATAGTCTATATAGGATTATCTTAACTCCATTCAGCTTCTACATATTTGAAAGCATCTTCAAGATTTTTGTATATAGATATTTTTAATTCTTTACTAAAAACTGAATATGTATTGTCATCTTTAATATTGACAACACCATAATTACCCTTTTTACCAAGAGCCTCTTTGTGAATATAATATTTAAACCATATTGTGTGTGCTACTACTCCACTATATTCATAGAAATGGTTTTGTTGAATAAATAGAAAATCACCTACTTCTCCAATAAGTTTCTGACCAAATGGTAATTTATATTTTCTCATTTTTATACCTCCTTAGAAGTGGGCTATGCCCACTCCTTATCAAAAATCTTTTTATATTCTTCTTCAGAGTCATAGATAAATCCTGCTCTTGAAAGATACTTACCTGCATATTCAGCTTTAGCCATTTCAATAGCTTTAGCTTCTTTTTCATCATCAGTTTCTCCAACAGGTTGATACCAAACTCCTCTTTCTGTAGGGAATTTTTTACCATTAATATTTACTTGAAAAGAAGTACCTGCCCAATGTGGGTGATCTTTAACTTTGATTTTCATTTTTGCATCTCCTTGATTTGTGTTTAACATATAGAAAATGTATAGATTATTTATAGATGTGTCAACTAAATCTTGAAGTTTTTTTTCCAAGATTGCACCGCCCAATAAGCAGGTGATAGGCTCTTTTGACCTTTAACTTTAGCCAGAATAGGTCTAAATC